GCGGGCTAATAACCCCCGTAAGTTCAGTGAGCGCATGAGGATCCAAGCTTTAGACAAAGAGGACGACACTCCCTTGACCCTTCATTTTGGCGAGTATGACGTCAATTGGGAGGAGCCTAATTATCTTCATGCAACTTCTTTGGAGAGAAAAGAAGAGAAGGAGAGTGACGAGGATGAGTAATCTACCGTTCAGTACTGGCTGTGTGCCGTCACCCAAGGACAGTCGTGACTATATGTACTCTAAACTTAAAACTGTGTCTAAGACTTTCCCCCAGAGCTATAGTAGTAGGTATTTATTCAAGCATGGTGTGAGAGACCAGGGGCCCTTCGGCACTTGTGTGGGCTATGGTACAGCGGCTTTCAGAGAAATTCAAGAGGCGGCTGACTCTCACCCAGTGGCGCCGAGGCTGTCTCCGTTGCACATTTATACTGAGTGTAAAGCTATTGATGGCATACCTCACATAGAGGGTACTTATATCCGCACAGCTATGAAGGTAGTGACTGACAGAGGCGTGTGTCGTGAGGCTACTTTGCCGTACAGCTTGCTGAGAGATAGCTTTACTTTGCCGTCATTGTCGCCTGCAGTGCGTGAAGAGGCTAAGCTGTTCAAGAATAAAGCATACGCACAAGTAAACAGCTTGAGTGAGCTAAAGCAGAGCATAATTGACAATAAGGCGAGCGTGTTTGGGGTCATTGTGACTGATAATTTTTTTGACACTACTCAGGATGGTGGCGTGAAGATGCCTGAGGGTAGGTATTTAGGCTCTCACTGTATGTGCGCTGTGGGGTGGGACGATAACTTCCACATGAGGTATAAGACGTCTGATGGTGTTGAGAGAGAGCATATTGGTGCTATTGAGGTAATAAATAGTCATGGAGAAGACTTTGGAGACAATGGCGTGTGCTATATACCCTACGACTATTTTCATGGCCGGCTGCTAGACTCAGGTATGCCCTACTGGCACGAGACGTGGTCTGGCGTAGACGTGCTGACTCCTCCTCAAGGAGCTAATAAAATTATTATTAAGATAGGCTCTAGCGTCGCTGTCGTTGATGGTGTGGAGGTATTACTAGACAATCCCGCCTTTATTGAGCCTAGCACTGGCCGCACTCTTGTGCCTCTAAGATTCATGGCTGAGCACTTTGGCTATTTTGTGGAGTGGAGTGAGATAAGTCAGACAGTAACTATGACTAAAATGTGACAGAGAGGTGACGAGTCATGACTTATGTTCCTCTCCCCTCACAGTTAGAGTGTCATAAAAATACTTCTCAGTATAGAGCTATGGTGGGGGGGCTAGGCTCTGGCAAGACTACATTCGGGTCTAGAGAGTGCCTGAGGCTTTCTCAAGTATTTCCTGGTAGCGTGGGCGTGATAGGCCGCCTGACTAGCACAGCTTTAAGAGACACTACTCAAAAAAGATTTTTTGAGATAATAGACGACATGACTGGGGGCAAGAGAGATAAGCTAATCCACAGGTGGCTAGAGTCTCGCTCGCAGTTGTGGCTAAAAACTCCTAAGCCTGGTGTGTACTCTGAGATATTATTCAGACACTTAGACGACCCGGGGCCTCTTGGCTCACTTGACATTGACTGGTGGTGGATAGATGAGTGTCATGAGCCCGAGGGAGGCGAGGTGCCTGAGAGTGTATTTTTGATGCTTATGGGTCGCCTCAGAGGTAAGGTAGGTCCACTCAGAGGGCTAATAACGAGTAATAATGGAGGTAAAGACTGGATTTGGAGGTGGTTCTTTTCCGCACAGAGACCAGAGGGCTTTTGGGGTATCACAGTCCCTACTCGTGAAAACTTGGCTAACTTGCCTCCTAACTATGAGGCTAACTTAAGAGCAAATCACCCTGAAGAGTGGGTCAAGCGCTTTCTTGACTGCTCATTCGAGGTATTCCAGGGCATGATATTTGAGGAGTTTACTAGAGACCAATATGTTATACCCCACCATAATATACCTACTAAAGGCAACATAGAGGCAGGGTTTGACTTTGGGGTGTCTGCTCCTACAGCTTGCCTTATGGCTAGAGTTACACCTCAAGGCATATTTATTTTTGATGAGTATTATAAGCCTGAGTCAGACATAAGTAAGGTAGCTGAGTGGATAAGACTACGCAAACCCACTATGGTGTGGGCTGACCCGTCAACACGCAACAGAGGGCCTAATAAAAAATCTCCCAGAGACTTATATATGGACAAAGGTGTGATATTAAGCCCAGCTCCTAGTAATGACGCTTTGCTACGCATTAGTATTATCCACCAGTATTTACTCCAGCGTAAATTATTTTTCTCTGATAAGTGTGAGGTTACTATAGCTTGCCTAGAGCAATCTGAGTGGAAGCAGGTTAAGCCAGGCGAGAAGGAGAGACCTCTAAAGAAAGAAGATCATGCAAGAGATGCTCTAGCATATTTATTACTAGGTCACCCTATAGCTAATACATTAGATCCTGTATCCCCAGGTACTATACTATCTAAGCCAGGACTTAATACAGAGGAGTCATATATACACCCCTCTATCTACGAGGACGACGACAAAAATGATGAAATTTTAAGTGAGGAGGAGTGGCTCAATGCTTTCGCTTGATATTTTAACCCTATCGGTCATAATGGGCGTTTTTGGCGGTATAGGCTGTTTGACATTCACCGGAGTTATATGTTACAGTTTGGGTAAGAAGGTCGGGAGGTTAGACAAAGATGGAGACAGTAAACCACTAATAGAGTTACCTCACATGACTGTTAAACTTCTTGACCCCATAACTCCTACTGGAGAGGGGGAGAAAACTAGATGAATTTTAGTAAGTTAGATCCCACAGTTAGGATGGTACTAGACGAGTACAATGCAGCTAGAGAAGCTAAAGAATCACTTGGGCTTCTCTCTGAGTGGCGTACATACGAAGATTATTGTCGCAACAAACAAAATGAGTCCTTAACTGACGAGCAGCCTGGCTCTGTGACTAATGTTATATTCCCTGTGATAGCCTCTCAGGTTTCAGACTTAGTAGATGAGCCCCTAGGAGTAATGGCTATAGGTGAAGAGCCGTCAGACCAGATGTTCTCAGAAGATATAGGTCATATACTAGACTGGATCAAGTTCAAAAATAAGATGTTTGTGAAGCTGGACAGATTCGAGTGGAGAAGACTTAAATTCGGTACCAGCGTGTGGAAAGTATACTATGATGCTCTAAACCACATGATCGCTATAGAGCCTGTGAGTCCTGTTAACTTCTTCCCCGACCCCAAGATAAAGGAGCCGTGGCATCTTCAAGAGGCCGACTTTACTAGCCACGCTTTTTACAATCCTATCCCCTATCTTAAACGTCTCTACAGATCTGGGCCTGTTAATGAGCTATCTTCTTACAAAGGTAGTGATAATTTAGCCATTTTTGAGCATGAGCTTAACGAGGAAACTATGGCTATAACTTCTAATAAGGCTAGGGTCATAGAGCATTGGAAACATGACAAAGATGGTAAACTGAGAAGAATAGTAGTGGGCAATGAGCTACTTCTCTACGATAGCAAGAAAGATAATAAGTCTTTTTACGATCATGGTAAATACCCCTTTGAGGTATCTATCTGCTATCCTGTGGAAGGTAGGCTGTGGGGTATGGGAGATGTTGAGTTACTTAAGCCCACTCAAGATATTATCAATGACTTGGACGACCAGATCCGCATGAACGCAAGACTTATGGGCAACATCCAGATAGTAGTTGGGCTAGCTTCTGGCATTAATATCAAAAAGTGGACTAATAAAGCTGGTCTCAAAATTCCTGCTAGAGACCATACAGCTTGGCAAGCTATTCAACCGCCCACTATCCCTAACTATGTAACTGAACGCAGACTCCAAGCTATGAGAGAAGCTGAGATTATATCTGGCAGGCCTGATGTTACAGAAGGACGTAGAACTGGCGTAAGGGCAGCTTCAGCTATAATGGCTCTACAAGAAGCTGGCAGTCGTAGGTCTCGTCATAAGAAGATGTATAGCCAAGAGTCGTTGGGTAATGTCTTTGAGTTCTGTGTGGACTATCTAAAACAATTTTTCACTGAAGAGCAGGCATGGAGAATACTAGGTAGAGAAGGGGAAACAGGACCTCCAGATTATTTATGGTTCAGGGGTTCTGATCTTAAGACTATACCTAAACTTATACCTCATCAGGGTGGGGGCCTTGTACCCTTACTAGATAATGATGGAAAGCCCGTAACCAAGGAGGCTAAATTTGACCTCAGGGTTACCATAGGAGCTGGCCTACCACATAATAAGGCGTTCTTATACCAATCAGTTTTGGAGATGGTTAGAGAACAAATTATAACTTTGGAGGAAGCTAGGCTATTTATAAGAGATCAACTAGATTGGCCTATAGCTAGTCCTACAAGACCCTTCGGGGAAACTTATGGAGGTAAAACAGGTATGGGGGGACAACAACAGGGTATACCTCCTCAAATCATGAATCAGCTCCCCGATATTAATAGTATACCCCCAGAGATAATACAGTCTCTTATAGCTACAACTGGGAACATGGGAGGGATAGGCTAATGAACTTAGAAGAAAAGTATGTCAAGCACATATTAAAGCCCTCAACCGCTACTAAATTACCGGAGATAAGAAGCAGAATAGCGGGGCTTCCTGTATGTCCCAAATGTGAGAGACCTGCACTAAGAGATACTAAAAAAGGTGATCCACGAATGTTTGATATAGATAATCCAGGAGTAAGATATATTACTTGTCCCCTATGTGGGTATCATGGACCCTATACTCATACAATCAGTGATCACATGAAACGATATGTTTCTCCTTACAGTCGTGGTAGGTAAAACGGCTGAATTCGCTTGGGTGAGCGTAGAACCCTGACAACGAGGAAAGGCTCGAATTCGCTGGCCGGCGTAAGGCATGGAGGTGTATTGTATGTTGGAGAAGAATCTGTTTGACCTTCAGTTGTTTGCTGAAGAAGGAGCTCCGGAAGGAGGATCACCTAGTGGAGGTGAACCTGGAGGAGGGCCGAGTACAGGAACTCCCACTGAGGGAGGAGGGGGTGAACCTGGAGGAGGCACACCTAGTACAGGTAAAACCTTTACACAGGCTGAAGTGGAGAATCTTATCAAAGCCAGAGTAGCACAGGCCCAGCAAAGTGCTTCGGAGAAGTACAAAGATCATGACCGCTATTCAAGTGTGGTACAGAAAATCTCCAGATTAACAAATCAACCTGTAGAGCACATTGAACGTCAGCTGGAGCAAATGGAGTTACAATATAATGCCCGCTCGGCTGGGATGCCACCGCAACTATTTCAACAATTATCCCAGCAGTCAGCTGAAACTGCTAAGCTCAAGAAAGACTATGCTAATATCCAATTAGAGCTACAAGAGACTCAGTTAGCTTCCAACCCCACATATAGCCAAGCTTTTAAGGACCCTGAAACTAAAGCCCAGATTAGGGAATTTGCTGAAAAAGCAGGAGTTACCTTAGAGCAGGCATATTGGGCAACAGTAGGACCTCAAATGTTGGGACAGACTGAGAGGGAGATCGAGGCAAGAGTGATAAATAACTTGAAGGCTCGGTTGGGCCCTGAAAATGTAATACTTAACGAGGAGTCCAGCGAGATAACTTCATTAGGCCTCACCAAAGAAGAAATAGCATATTGCAGAGAGTCGGGTCAAGACCCCGAAGAGTATGCTTTTCTGAAGAATAATAATAGTATTCAAGCCTTCCGTAACCGTAAGCAGAAGAAGGCTGCTAAGTAGGGATGAGGAAATCATGTAATAACCCTAAGCTCAGGGAGGCGGCTAAGGGTATACCTCAATCCCGAAAGACTAAGAAGATGATTAAGCCTAAAGTTAGAAGAATAAAGAAGGAGGTGTAAACCCTATGGCTTTCTCTTTTTATCGTAGATCTGGAGGAGATTGTGTAGCTCCTGTGAAAGTATTACCAGCAGCTGGTTCACAGGCTTTCAAAAGGGGAGAACCTGTTAATCATGAAAGTGGTCTATGTACTGTAGGCGCTGCAGCCGATACAGCATTTGTGGGTATCGCTAATGAAACTAAAACTACTGCAGCGGCTGGAGGTACTATCGAGGTAGTGTTGGGATTGGCCGACGTTGAGTTCAAAGTTCCTTATGATGGTAGCGGGACTCTTAAAGCCCTTACTAATGCTTATATTGGCACTGCCTTTGATCTGGGTGCAACTGATATAGGTCTTATAAACCTTGATGATACTACTGGCGGTGCTTGGATTGTAGTTGCATACGATAACACAGCAGGTACTGCTGTTGTGGTACTGGACAGAGAAAAAGCTTCAGTCATTGTTGGGGGACACACTGACGATGTGAGCACCGGGAGCTAATTTAGGAAAGCAGGAGGTGAAATAGAGATGGATTACAAATTTGACTTACAGTTATTCGCCAGTGGTGGCGTCGTGTCAAGTTCTAACTTTGGTGAACTGCTGGAACCTGGATTAAGGAAAGTTTTCTTTGAAGCCTATGACGAGGTCCCTGAACAGTTTGCTCAGGTTTTCAAAGTTAAAGACTCCAAGAAAGCTAAGGAAGAAGATTTCCACATGGCTGGAGTAGGACTCTGGGAAGAGAAAGAGTCTATGGGACCCATCAACTACGAGACCATTGAGCCAGGCCTTTCTGCAACTTATATCCATAAAGAGTATGCTAAAGGTATTCAGGTTGAGCGTAAGTTTGTGGATGATGAGCAGTATGACCAGATTGAAAAGCTGCCTAAGTCTATAGCTCGTAAGGGGAGAACTACTGTAGAGATGACTGCAGCTGCTATTCTCAATAACGGCTTTAGTACTAACGGCTATGATGGTAAGCCCTTGTTCTCCGCCCAGCATCCGCTGACCAAATCCTCATCTACGGGTGATAACTTAATAGGTAACGTAGCTCTGTCTGATACAGGTGTCAAGACAGCTCTCACAGCAGCCCGTAAGACCAAAGATGAGACTGGTTTTATCATTGTTACGGACCCTAAGAAATTGATTGTTCCCCCTGACCTGGAGTTTACCGCAGCTACTATTATGGAATCTACTCTGAAGTCCGGGACTGACCACAATGACAAGAACGTGATAAAGGGTAGACTGTCTATCATCGTAATGGACTACCTAACTGACGCCGACAACTGGTTCATTTTAGACGATGACCTGGCAGAGCTTATTTTCTGGTGGAGAATCCGCCCAGAGTTCAACAGGGACAAAAACTTCGACACCATGATCCAAAAATACATCGGTTACATGAGATTCTCCGTTGGATATTCTGACTGGAGAGGTATCTATGGAGCCAGTGTTTCCGCCGCCACCGGTGGTAGCTAAGAATTACGACTAATCTGGAGGGGAGGAATTAGCATGACGGGTCAGCAAATACTTAATAGGGCTAATTACCTGATAGACGATGAAGTGGACAGTACTGAAGCTCTAGAAGTCATAAATCTAGGCCTAAAAGATCTAGGTTTAGAAGCTTCCTTTGAAGAGGTAATTACTTTAACTATAGAGGCTGGTAGCCAGATTGCTGACCTCCCCCTAGGTTGTCTAGGTGTGGATGAAGTGTATCTTGACTCCCAAGAATTGGAGTATACAAATAAGCCCCTAAAAGAAAGTAAGACTGCTACTGGGACGCCCAGTAGATACTACCTCACTAGTAATCAAATTAAAGTATTCCCTATACCCCCCACCACGGTTGAACTTGACCTACTTATTCAGAGGGGTTATAGTTCTATCTCGTCATTGTCCGAAGAGCCTACCGACTTACCAGAAGAGTTCCATATGGCCCTGGTGTGGTGGGTAGTGTCCGCTTTCGGCTACTATGACGATGAGCTAGGAGAAGCAAGTTATGCTTTTGATGAGTATTTAAGGTATCGAGGGGCTCTTAAAACTTACCAAGAGAATAGAGCTTCTTACGAGGGTACTAGGGATATATATGGTTAGGAGGGGTGGAAATGGCATACCCCTACAATGACAGAAGAAAAACTTATAAGACCTCCAAGAAGGAAGTAGCGGAATACAATGATTTTAGTGGAGGATATGTAACAGACGTAGAATTAGACGCTATGGCGGACAATCAGCTAGTGAAGGCTGAAAATGTGGATCTAGATATGAGGGGGGCTGTTAGAAAACGTAAGGGTACAGTTCCCCTTAATGAAGTTGCTTATAGTTCTGAGATAACTAGACTTATAAAGTGGTCTAAGAAAGACGGGTCTGTAGTCTATATAGGATTGGTAGGTACCTCCCTTTGTATCTTAAATCAAGATTCTAAATGGGCTGAATCGACTATTCTAAAGACCCTAGATAGTACAGATTTTGGCTACTTTATCCACAATGATAAATTCTACTTCACCGGGAAGGAGTCGAATACTGACAAGTATTGGGTCTATGATGGCTCTACTACTGCTGAAGTGACAGCCTATAGTGATGCAAGTAATGACCTCGGCCCCATTAAAAGGTGTAGAAAATTTGTATGGAATCCCCAGAATCTTAGGATCTATGCTATAGGGGATCGAAACGATAAATCGGCTTTGTACTATAGTGAGGCTAATGACCCTACTTACTTCAAAGCTACTTCTAAACTTTACCCTACTACTGGAGACGGACCTGCTATAGGGGTTACTTCCTTCGGTAAAGGAGTATTGGCATTATATCAAAACTCGATATGGGCATGGGGTGGAGTAGACCCGGCTAGTGACGCCACATGGAAAAAACTACCCTTGACTCATGGTACCAGTTCAGCCGGTACTGTATGTCTTACCCCTTCAAGTCTAACCATGCTTGGGGTGGCAGGTATATACTCTCTTAATCCTGCTATATTTGATGAGGACTGGATGCTAATTGCAGGTAGTCAGTTGTCCGTTAACCTGGCTCAAGACAAAGTAGTTTCACTACTCATAAATGAGCTGACTCATGTATCAACTGCAATTTCAACCTATGACATTGTAAACAATAGATATTTGATGGCCTATGGGGACGATTCTAGCAATCCCAAAAACAATAAGATTCTTGTTTATCATTGGAATACGCAATGCTTCTCGATTTATACCGGGATTCAGGTAAGTGATTTCTGTCTCACTGAAAATGGAGAAGTTCTAATAGCCTCAGGTAACTATGTACTTAGGCTCGGGGAAGGACTGAATGACTGGGACGTAGACAAGGCAGAGTATAAACCCATAAAATTCAAAATGTGGTCTAAGGAGTTATCCCTTGGCTACTCCCTCCAGACCAAGAAATATAAATCTGTCATTGTAGCCGTTCAACAATTCTCTGAAGCTGAAACTATAGCTGATGTAGGAATAATGGCTGGTAATAAGTCTCTCTTCTATCCAGATGTAGCTTTCAATGAGAGCTTCATATGGGGCGATCCATGGGGCGCTATATGGGGATGGATTAACTATACTGACAGAGAGTTTAGATGTAGGCTTAAGGCCAGAAGGATTCAAGTTAGGATTGAGCAAGACTTGCTAGATCAAGACATAGTAATATATGGGATAGGATTTATCTTTACTGTAAAGAAAGCGAAGGGGGTGAAAGTAAATGTCAATCCCGAAAAGAACGTTCTCAGCTGATGTGGGTCAGACATCTACAGGTACAAGAGGGCCAGACGCTATTGAAAACGATCTGGACTCCTTGATAAAATGCTTAGATCCAGCAAAGGAGGGATTAAAGGAAGAGAATTTTAATGCTCTCGCTCATACAATAGATGACTCAATAGAAGATGTATATGCTAATCAAGGGACGCCTAACAAATTATTTTCATGGTTAGCCAAGCAAGTAAAAGCTATAATTGGAGGAGACACTTGGAGTACCACTCCTCCTGCTACTCTAACTGATGTTGAGGCCCATATTAATGCTTTAGCTCCTCATGTAGGACACGAAACCACGGAAGGGTCCCAAGCTAAAGCTGATGAAACTTTAATCTCGGCTAAGTCTTATTCAGATGGTAAATTGACTGCCCATGCTAACTCAAATAAAAGTCATGGGGTATCAGGAATCATAGTTGGTACTACAGATACTCAGACAATCTCTAATAAAACTTTAGGGGGAGACTTAAATGCTGGGGGTTACAAAATAACCAATCTAGGCACTCCGGAATCAACCAGTGATGCGACTTCTAAAGGCTATGTGGACGGGGAGATAAGTACCCACATTCACGACTCTCGGTATTACACTAAGACTGACCTCCAAACTTCTAGTCAGGCTCAAATACATTGGGATAATATAACTAATACACCAAATTTTGCAGATAGTTCATGGAAACCTGCAGTGGCTAGTAAAAATGAGTTACCGATAACAGGTAATACAGTCAATGATATGCGTGTGGTAGCCAATGATGGTGACGGTAAATCAGCTATATATCGCTGTAAAGCTACAACTGGGGAAATTGACGACCAGTGGGAGAAATTAGCTGATTTAGACTGGACTAATGACCACGGGGCCCTTGTAGGACTACAAGACGACGATCATCCCCAATATCTTAGAGTCGATGGTACAAGGGCTTTAACTGGAGACCAAGACTTTGATGGGTTCCAAGCTTTGAATATGGTCATACACAAGGGTACATCCTTTCCCGATGCTCCTGAAGTAGGTCAGAAATTTTATCGTACAGACCTCAATGATGAGTACGTCTATAAAGGCTCTGTGATAGGATGGACTAAGACTTCTGGTCAAGGAGCTATCATCAGAGATTTAGAGATTGTGGCTGAAGATGGTCAAATAGTTTTTGACTTGTCCTCTGAGGGGACTTTCGAAGTTGGGACTAATGTCATGAGTGTATACAAGAAAAACACAAACGGTAAATATGAGCTTGTGGACGAAGATGACTATGTTGAGTACGATTCAGAAACTATCACTCTGGTAGCCCCCGCCTCTGAAGGAGATACTTACTACTTTAAGTGGTTTGAGAACCGTCCGGAGGTAGTTAACTTAGCAGTTCAAAAAGACGGCTCTTTACAAACTAATCTTAACGCAGATATGCTGGATGGTAAACACGCTGCAGACTTTATGGCTGAAATAACTGCGCATTTGGCAGAACATGCGTATTTACAGGAAGACGAACCTGTCGACGTAAATCCAATGACGTTGTGGTTTGCTATAGGTAGTGAAGTAAATTTTAGTG